ACCACCTGCTGGAACACTCATAGTGTTCTTTGCTCTCAGATATAGAGGGTTGCCCTCACGATTGACATACTGCCCAGCATCCACCAAAGTTCCTAGATTCTTTCGTTGAACTCGATCAAACACATCCAGTGCCCGCATCAATTGTTCTGGGGTCACCTTGCCCCCCTCCAGGTCTGCAAGGATGTCTTCTAAGTCTTTGCGACCACCAGACCCAATGCCTCGCAGTTGTGGGTTGCTTGGTGGAATTATTCCACCAGACCCATCACTTATAAGATTACGCAATACCCTATACGATTGGGCTGCGGCCTTCCCTGCAGGTGCAGCAATTAAAGCTCCACCACCCGAAACGGCAGCACTACCTGCTACATTGGCATAAACATCTGAGACATCCTGTCCTGTTGCTTGTGTGGGGTTTTCTGCCATTCCAGCAGAATATAATCCAGCATCCACAGCACCACCGATTGCACCTTGACCAAAGCGAGTCTGTGCCAAAGCAGGCAACGCACCGGACTTGCCGATTGCCATGCCACGAACAGCCTGAGCTGCAGTTTGTCCTGGGTTCAGTGCCTTGACGGCAGTTTGTCCTAATTGTCCCAATCGACTAGCAGCAGCAGCTTGCCCTCCAGGGAGAAGAGCAGGGGCAACTGCTCCTGCAAGGTTGGCAGTCAATGCCCGACCTGGATACTGTTGTTGAAAGGCTTCTCGTTCTCTCTTGATTTGATCTTTGACAACGTCATATGGGACCTTCTCCAATTTGGACATCACCAGAGCTTCCATCTCATCTGCAAACTCAAAACTAGCACCAGCAAAGAACTCCCGCATCACATCCCCAAAGTTCCCCACATCTTTGCCTAGTTTCTCCTTGCCATCGACCAGGTATTCAAAGGATTTCGCCAACTGATAAAAGTCTTTGAATCCTCCTTTACTGGCTTCTCGCACAAATCGATCAATCTGATCCTTGGTCATCGGAGGTTGGTTATTGGCAAGTCGTCGGTCTCTCTCGACCTTTAAATCTCGGAGGATGCTGTCAATAAGTGGATTTGCCATAATTGCCTTAATTGTTATTGAACCAGTTTAATGGATTCCACATATTGGGGTCTTCCTGGGGTCCTACATCTGTCTGGATTTCCTGAAGGATTGATTTTGCTTCAGAGTTGTACCCTGCAGAATCATTGTCTGGAGGAACAACAGAAATGGGGTCAAAGGTCAATGGACGATACCCTGGGATAGCATTGTATTGATCCATGATGTCAATATTGTATTGAGAGGCAACAGGTCTCAGGTTGTCAATGACCGACTTCTTAACAGAATTCAGACTTGCTACAAAGGTGTCCAGTCCTGAGAAGAAGTTTGACAGGTCCACACTGGTTGGATCTGCAATCACACTCTTGATGATCTGTTCGTCATTGCCCGTCAGAACACCCAAGTTGTATTCTTCCTTCAAGGTCAATAACAGGTCATAGTAGTCAGAAACCAACTCACGGACTTTTGGATCTTTCTTCGTCAACCGTTCCGCCAACTCAGGCTTCCCATACTCTACCAATTTATTTTGCAGTTTCTGCAGTTTGTTCAGAGTGGCAAAAGAGGAATTGATTTTTTCTTGGTTGTCTCCCAATCCTTCCACTTGGACAAAACTACCCAAGTCCGTCACCTTGCGTCCTGGTGTTGCTAAGTCAACCCCCCAATCAATCCCATCGGGCAAGGGGTATCGAGGTTTTTCAAATGTGCCGACTCCACCAACCGAAACACTGGACTGCAGGGAATCAAGGTGCTGATCAATTCCTTTACGATATTCAGGTGAGTTTCGGTATACATGATCAATCTTACGCTCACCAGTCGTAGGGTCGTAAATGAAAACCCTTTCTAAATCGTCCCGCAGTTTCTGACCTTCCGTTGGTTTTGTTTCTGTCTTTGGTTTGAGATCATCCTTGATCTGGTTGATTACCTGAGTAATCGCAGCAGTGGAATTAGACAGTTTGCCTTCGTAGTCTCGTTCACTGACCATTTCGAGCAGCATGGTCTTGTCGTCTGCTGATAGTACGGTGTCATTCTTAATCTTGCTCACAAGACCTGTCCTCTCCGTCTCCGTCATCCCTCCAGCTAACTTTGCCAGTTTCTTAGCACCCTCAACAGGACCTGCAGCAATCAATGCCTGTCCGGTTTTATTGTCAGGGTTCGGATAAATCTCTCGGACTTTTGCTTCCCACTCTTCTTGATCCTTGGCAGGTTTGGCAAGCAGATTCTTCATCTGCTCCGTTCTGCCAATGGCCTCATTGGTCAATGCAGTCTTGTAGAGTTTATCAAACTCTATCTGAGACCGTTTGTACTCATCTTCCAGCTTCTGCCTCTCTGCCTCACTCAACCGTTTCTTCGTCCCACCATAACCCTGAACGAACCCACCAAGACCCCTGGCAAGTGCAGAGGAGAGTGTGACATCATTCGGGTTAGTGGAGTACCGAGGTGCGGACATCAAGCCGAGTCCAGCCTGCAGCAGTCCCATCCTCAATGGATCGTCGTACCAGGAGGTGTCAGATTCAGGAGCATCTTCGGTGTCCAGCAGTCCGGTAGTTTTTACTGCTGGGGTCTTCGGTGCTGCAGGGACGTTGTAATTGAATGGACTGGTATCTCTTGGAGGATTTGCAGGTCCCTGTGCCTGCTGTGGAGGTCCTGCCATCTGTCGAGACTGAACTGCAGGAGAAGGAGGACGCACAGACTGCGGACGAGTTGGAGGAGCAACAGGTTCTCGATCCCGATACTGCTGGAACTGATTCTGAATCATCCTAGCAGGGTCGTCGTCAAAGTAGTCCAGAGAACTGGGCACATTGGGCAGCATGGCCTTACGCAGTCGATCTGCATCATCGGCCTTCATCTGTGCAAAGTCTGCCAACCCTTTCCGATAAGCTGCAGGAGGGAACGGCAGTTGGAAGTAGGGGTCATCAAAGTAGGGATTGTAGGGCATCCCTGATCTGGTTTCAAATGCCATCAGACTCTCCTAGTAATTAAGTAGACCCATTGCCAGTGCTGCAGGGAGTGCGTAGGGCGCAGCAGCAGGAATTCCTGCTAACATCCCATAGGTTGCCAATCCTGCACCTGCTGCTTGGGGCAATCCTCCAGAGGAATATCTCGGTTGTGTCGTCGTCACAACCGAACCTGTTGCGGGACTGATCGCAGCATTCCTTAGATCAATCTGCTGACCTGGATAAGCAAGTTCTCGATTAAACTCATTGAAGATGAAGTCCAAGTCTTGTTGATTACGCGCATCACCTGCCCCACCTGCTGCAAGCAGGTCTGCGATTCGTTGACGTTCATCCGCAGTCTGCATCTGTGCGAGATTCCCCAGTGCTCCTGCTCCTTGAAGATTAAGTGCTCCTGCTCCCTGACGGAACTGCTCTGCCAGTCTGGCCTGTTCTACTCCCAACTGATTCCCTTGCATCTGGAGTTGGTTCTGGAACCCCATTGCATCCCGATCCGACTGAGCACCGAGACCTTGGGCAGTCAGTGCTCCCTGAGACTGCAACCCTCGCACATCTCGTACATCTTGAGCTGTGATGTTCTGCCCCTGCAAATTGCCAGCAGACTGATACCCTCGGAGGTTTTGTATATCGGATGCAGTCAATCCCAGTCTCTGCAATTGTTCCTGCTGTGCCCGTTCTGCAGCCTGTTGGAAACCTTGGGATCGGAGTTGTCCGACTGCTGCGGCAGTCCGATCTGCAAAGTTGCGATTGTTCTCTGTTCTCATCAGTGCCTCACGACTCCCCCCAAATGCTCCAGCCCGTGCAGCATTGCCGGAAATGTCGTTGTTTGTGATCCGTCTCGCTCGATCCAGATCCTTGATGGTTTGATTTACGACCTGCGAGGTGAAGGGATCTTGGAACTGTGCCAGATTCTCTTGAAAGGCCCTGCTGTAGTTCTGTGCCGGAGTCAGTCCCTGGTTGGCATTGCCATACTGTTCTGCCAGCAGTCCTTGATTCACATTATTATAAGAGTTTGCCTTTGGCCCTGTAAGGTTGAGTGCAGCAGGTGCAAATTGAGACTGATAGTTGGATGCTCCTCTTGCTGCGGCCTGAGCTTCTGCAAAGGGGTTGAGTCCATTCACTCGATTTGCCAGCAGGGTCTCCCCCTGCACAGTACGGTCAGAGGGTGCGGCAAAGCGTTGACGGTCGTATGCTTGGAATGGGGTCATCTGGGAGGGGTCGAAAGAGGTTTCTGATGAGGTTCCTGATGAGGTGGTTGTGTTCTCAAAAGGGACGAAACCATCGGCAACTGTCAGTTTTCCCTGTCCTGCTTGAGCCTTCCGCACATCTTCGGCAGACCAAGCACCTGGGGTGTTTGCATTGTCCCCTGCATTGACCTGCCCCGCACCAGGGTTGATGTTGAAAGTGTCTGCACCACCTGGGAACGGATTCGTATAGGCCCCCGTCTCTGTTGCTGCGCTGCCTGGATTTAAGGGGTCTGCTGCAGAACGACTTGCAGACCGACCTCCTGGTCTCTCACTCAAATTATTTCGATCATCGACAAACCCTGGAGAATTGGGATTTTCGATTAGTCCTGTCCCAGGTCGGGGGTTATTGGGTTGGTTCTGTACTGCCCTGCCAGAGACTCCACCAAACATTCCTCCACCGAATAAATTTCCTGTTATCCCCGCACCAGGTTCGGGTTGGTTCTGTACTGGCATGGACTGATAAAAACCATCAGGTCCACGTTCGATGGGCATGTCAAACGTCCCATCTCCATCTGGATCACCGTAGTATTGAGTAATTTGATCACCCGATCCTACGACTGTACTATTGTAGGGACTTCCATCTGGCAGAAAAAAACCCTGGCCTGGTCGAAACGTCAAAGGGGTGTCAAACGTTCCATCTCCGTCTGGGTCTCCATGATGGAACTGGCTCATTTTCTGAGCATTCAGTTTTCCTGTGTAGGGATTCCTCTGCGGAGGTTCTGGGGGTGCAGGAGTTACAGAAGTAGGAGACGGTTGGATAGATAAAGGGTTGAGTCCAAAACTGCCAACCTGAGAATTGGGTTGACCTTGGGCATTGTAACCACGAATCCCAGAATAATCTCGATCCAGTGTGCTGGGTCGATAGTTCGGATTCATGGTGTAATAATTCGCCAGATTCAGTCCTTGTTGAGCAAACGGGATTGCCCAGCTTGGTAGGTTCTGTTGTGTTGTCGTTTGCATCTCCGGTTGCCCACCACCTCCGAACATATCCAGCACATCACTGACAATTGGGATTCTACTGCTATTGCGTTGAGGCGATCTACCATTGTTTTGATTTCCGTTTCCATCTTGTCGGATCATAATTAACTCACTACTGAAGTGGATAAGTTTCCTGAGTTGTCCGTCTCGATCTGGTAACGGGTCCCATTAGGCGAAACAATAATTAGTCTTTGATCTGCGTTGAGCTCAACATCAGACCCCTTCTGGTAACTGGTCGTCAGCAACTTGGCAATCTGTTGAAGGATTGGTGCAAAATAGGACTGCAGGTACGTCCCTGGAGGATTGGGAAGAATCATCGTCTGCCTCCGACATGCGTTTCAAATCGGGTGTTGCCCACTGTCCAGTCCTGGGTCAGTGCTCCGGTCACTCGGTAGCGGACCTGCCTGCCCTGCAATCGGACATCAATCTCCCCATCAGTTTCCAGAGGGTAACTGCTGGAGGTAGTCTCCGCAGCATCCCCACTTGCCGCAGTGTAAAACTGGAAATTGATTGCTCCTGCTGCTTGCTGGTCTGAGTCGGTAAATATCTTGGAGATCCTGCTGTACCGTTCTCCTCGCATCAGATCGATTGCTCCGGTCTCAGCTTCTGCAGTGTCGGTCTGAGCAGGGTCAGTAGTCTCATGAGAATAGATGGTGTTATCCCCTGCATCGACGGCAATTGGAGAGTTCAGCACTCCTTTATCAATCCAGCAGTTTCGGGAGACTCCTGATGTACTCAGCGAGTCGTACCAGTTGCCATCACGATAATTATAAACGACATAATACTCGCACTCTCCTGCTGTGCCTGTGACGGATGGGCACCACCACCAAACCTCACCAAATTCAGAGTTGCCTCCACTGTAGATCAAGCCTTCCTGAGACCAATCGACTGTCCTCATCACTCGATCCTGAATGGGACTCGGCAAGGGTCGGACTGACCCATCGAAAACCCAGAATCCTCCTGAGTTGAGCCAACAGGTGATCTCACTGCTGTTATGGATCGCATACGGAGAAATCACGCCAGCATTGTCTGCCAGTTTTGTTGTGCCGAAAACCAAGGGGGGTCCCAAGTAGTTGACCTGATGTACATCGACATCTGTCCAAACTAATGTGGTTCCTCGCACGTTCTTACCACAGACAATGTATCCAGAGGTTTGCAGAGGGAGAGAACCCGCAGTGTTGGTTGCAGAGGGGGTCCAGACATCAACCGTTTCCTGACTGCTGAACTTGATCTGCCGTGCATCTCCATCTGCACCGAGTGCTAGGACATGGCGTTCTGGCGTGACGACTAGGGCCACTGCTGTCGGAGCATTCTCCGTGAAACTGTTTGTCGTGGTGATCTCCTTTGCAGCAATCGAGAGGTCTGACACATCCAGGTAAAACATGGCCTTATCGCCACTGTGCGTACCAATGAGGTCTTCTCCGAATGAGTCCAAACTCCAGTGTGCTTTCTTGGAGAACGAGGCAGAACCTGAGCCTGAGTAACTAACCCCCCATTCACCATCGCCATAGTACCAGTACGAATAGCCTGGTCTGAATTCAGAATCTCCCGTCGCCTGATAACCAGCAGGAGTCACATCATAAAACCTTTGTCTGGAGAGGGTTGGCGTGACCGTGACGGTGATGTTTGTAGCTGTGGCAGTTGCATTATTGGAGAGAGTGAGCGTGTTGGCGCTGACTGCAGTGATCGTCGTTGCATCGGGGATTCCAGATCCTGTGATGATGTCTCCCACCTCAAAATTGGTCCCATCGTCCACCGTCACCTGATCGCTTCCAGATGTCGTGTCGGCAGTTGCGTCAGTAAACTGTGCAGGGGAAGAAACCTCAAAGGCATAGAGTTTCCCAAAATTTGGCGATCCAGATCCTGCTGTTCCTAGTGCCAGCAGTCCTACTCCAGCGTTATTTCTCCACTGCAGATGGCCTCGCACTGCAGAGTCCAGAGTTTCACTGTGCCGAGACAGGGGGAAGGTGGACCATCCCCCAATCGGTCGCAGTCTCCCGTCTCGGAAACGGACCAGGTTGCCCTTCAGCCACCTCTGTTTAATCTCTCTGGCAGTTCCGTCCACAAACCCTGGAGGGATCTGGACTTCTTGTAACTGTTTAGCCAAGGATTTTCTCTTTCAGTTGTTTGGCTTTGCGAACCTTGCGGTAGACTCCGACCCCTGCTGCTGCCATCGGTAATCCAATTGCAGTCAAGACCAGTTCTACCCCACCTGACTCAATCGCTGAGTTCAGCAGTTCCATGAATTCCATCAGTAACTCCAGCAAGCAAATTTGTCTCTCGTATCAATATGGATAAACCTCTGATTCCATTCAGTTTTCGGAGACTGGCACACCCCAATCCCTTTGAATCCGTGTTTGATCGCTAGAGCGATAAACGGAACAACATCCTCACCAGCAATTAGACAGTCGAATGCCTGCCCACCATTTCCGTTTTTCCCGTGATGGTATCCTGGCCCATTTGGTTTTGTGCGTTCTCTGGGATGATGAGCTGCACGGTATGCAGAAGACAGTTTGATGGGCTTGCCCCACTCGTCCCGCAGTGCCTGCAGTCTGTTAAGCGCATCTTCCTGAAGCTCACACTCCCCTGAAAAACTACACTGCAGTTCCTCACGACTGAAATTTTTTGATTCACTGACCGACATCACATCTCCTTGGTAACGCCACCGCAGACTTGGGCAAAATATAGAGATCGTTCTTCTCGTTCTGCATCACTAAGGGCCAGCAACTGATCATGAGTATAGTTCTCTCGGAATTTATCGATGACACAACTGCATCCTTGACTAGCCATTGAGAAAGCAAAGTTCCACGGCATTCCCTGTCTCTCGTAATTCGGGATCATTCTGCTCGTACAGTTTCCTGTCCACATAAACAGATAATGAGTTTTGTATTGCAACTCGGTAGCAGAGATCGTAGTAGCAAGCAGTAACAGGGGGAGCAGGAGCTTCACCTTCTTTCCCCGTGTTCAATGGTCTGCTTCAGTTCCGAGATCGCTACCGTCATCTCTTTTAGTGTCGTATTTACTCCTGTCATAATCTGGATCAACTGATTGTGCGAACTGGACATTAAATTTCGCAAAGCCTCATCGTTTACACTGTCCTTGTCGTAAAGAATTTTTCGTTCTTCTCGATGTTGATCAGAGATGTACCGGACGTACCAGCCAGCACCGATTAGAGCGATGAATAAACCACCCAGGTTCGATAACTCTTTAATCAATTCTATATTCATCGTTTTACTCGTTTTGCTTCATCTGGCATATGCTCGGCCTTTTAATGTTCTAAAGAAAGTGGAGACTGACTAATTTTCACCATTTCGTTACGAAAAGATTCGACTGCCGCACCTGTCTGTCGTGACTGAGCAGAATTTTCAATCATTAAAATCGGCAACCAAGAAATAGCACAATCGTATCGGTTAATGGGTTCACCCGTGTTTGGGTTTTTCCCTTGGATTTGAATAAAGAACCGACACTTGTGTTCTTTGCATTCCTTTTTGATGAGTGGACAAAAATCATTCATTTTCAGCAACAATCTCAGCCTCACGGGTCGTTTTCATGTTCAAAATGTCGGTCAGCGAAATCGATAGATGATTTTGTATTTCTGACTCATTCGTTACATCAATTTGGACAGTGCCGTTTTGGAATTCAATTTTCCCAGACAGAAGATCATCGTCAAAAACTAAAGTTGAAAAATTATTAGGCAAATTAGATACGTTGACTCCACTTACACCTGGCTCACCATTCAGGGAAATAAACCCGTCACAACTTAAAAAATATTTCATTTTAATCCTTAGTCGCAATGATTACATCTACATAGGAAACATCTAAATTTATGGACCCATGACCATGTGCGTCAGCACCTCCCGAATTGCCTGGATCGGCATAAGTTTGTTTATTGGAACCAGTAAAACTTACCACTGTGCTACCGTCATATTCGTAAATCGTTGCATCATACGATAATGTACCATTAAGCGTTGGCTGATTAACAGGTCCAGATGCACCACTTCCACCACGAATTTTCAGAGCGTGATAGTGATTTAAACTGGGTAATTCTGAAGTGGTTAGAGTGTGTGTTGGGACGGTTTGTGACGCAAATGCTGTTTCAAAAGCCACCGTTCCACCAGACCCAACGGTTCCTGATACAACTCGCAACGCAACATCATTACTCCCCGTGTCCTTAGTCCATCCAGTAGGCGCAGCAGTTTGCTGAAACAGCATTTTTGTGCCGGAAGGAAATCCTTGATTGGTCACTCCATTGATTGTTAATGACTGAAAGGATGCAGTGTCTGATGAGCCTAGACCCAGATTTGTCCGGTTGGTCGCACTATTTACATTTGATAGTGTGATTGTCCCAGATGACTCGGTCGCCATCGTGGTGCTGTTAAGTTGAATCTCTCCTGCCATATTATTCCCTTATCTTTAAGAGTCCTGACACATTAGCTGTGCCTAACTGGTTATACAACCCATCGAAGATTAGCATTTTACCCTGTATAGTTTGGGTTCCAGAAAATGAAACAGGTCCAACATAGTAACGATTTGCATTACTAGGGACGGTGAAAGACGTAGTTACTAAATTCGGATGCTCAACAGCATTGTCGATAGATGTTGAGTTTAGTTCACCAGTGACATTGATCGTTCCGGTAGTGTTGAGTGGCCCGTCGAAGACCAGCATTTTGCCTTCAACGGCAATAGCACCACTAAACGTAATCGGTGCTAAATAAAAGCGATGGTCACTGGCTGAAACCGTGAAACTGTCGGTTACTGAATTTGGATGTTCAAAAGCATTGGCGACTCCTGCGGTAAATACCTGAGACTGCGTGACCCACTCTACGTCAGTGCCACCGGAATTCAGTGCTAAGACCTTTGATCCATTTCCAGAATAACTCGGTAACAGGTTCGACCTAGCACCTGCTTCGGTACTTGCTCCTGTGCCTCCATCTGCCACTGTGATATCAGTGATGCCTGTGATCGAGCCACCCGTGATACTGACAGAATCAGATGCCTGAGTTGCTAGCGATCCTAATCCTAAAGTGGTGCGCTGTGCTGCAGCATCAGCATCATCCAACAATGCTCGTCCAGCAGCCGTGAACGTTGACACTGCGTAAGTGTCCGCTGCAGTCGTGTAGATCATTTTGTCTGCGGCAGTCGTGAGTCCTGCGATGCTGGTCAACCCAGCATCAGAGGTTTGATAACTGCCCAAGTCAGAAATCTGGGATTCCGTAATGGAGAGGGTACTTGTTGCAATGTATTCGATGTCTGTCGCACCAGAGTTCACTGCAACCAGCTTAGATCCGTTCGTTGCCAGTGTGGGCAACAGTGCCACCCTGGCGGTTACTGCAGTCGTCTGCCCAGTCCCACCGTTGGCAATCGCCAGAGTTCCTGAGACGTTGGTCAGATCATTTGATTCTGCTGTGAGATAGCCTGCATCGTTTGACCACTGAGAAATGTTCCCAGACTTGTTGGTGAGGGTATCTGTACTGCTGGCTGAGATGTACGACCCCAGATCGCTGATCTGCGATTCTGTGATCGTGGACTGAGTCGCTAAAGATCCCAAACCCAGATGAGTAGAGAGGGTGGTTGAATTGATTCCAAGTGCAATCGTTCCAGACGTGGTCACGGGAGACCCAGAATCTATCTCAATCCCATCTGATCCAGTGACTGCAACACTGGTGACCGTCCCTCCAGTGCTGAGTGTTTTATACTCCAAAGCCGTCCCACCAGAGTTGACCCCCAGTACCTGATTCGCAGTTCCAAGTGCTGCCAGTCCAGTTCCCCCAGATCCAACGGGAAGAGTCCCTGTCACGTCTGCAGTTAAATCCACATCCCCAACGGTGATCGCCTGACCGGAAATAGTCAGATAGTCGTTCCCCGTCAGAGTTACATGTACGACTGAATCTTCAATTGTCTTGAGGGTAGAATCTGCCAGGGTCCAGTTGGCATTTAATTGGCTTCCCCACTGATCCGTGTCTCCACCTACTTCTGGGAGAGAAAAACTGTAGTTGGTCGTTGAGGTTGCCATTATCCACACCCTGAGACATCTGGGGTTGCCGGAACAACCTCAATCACTTTGTATGCTATGTAAGCATTATTTCCTGTGTCCGCAACAATCGTCCCGTCTGGTTGATTGGACGTGTTTGAACTCGGCAACCAGTAGTCTCCGTAGTAGTTCCCCCACGACGAAGTATTTCGCAACCGAAAAAATCCAGATGACGCACCAAATTGTCCCACGTTATTAACTATTATGGGATTAATTTCTGTTGCAATCAAATACTGATTATAAACATCATTGATCGTGTAGGTTAAATTTGCGAAATTCGATGAATTATCAATTTGGTAAATGGTGTCCAAGGAAAATGGAGAGACAACCCCAGGTTGTTCAATGCGCACATAAATAAAGCCAGTGCTGACTGTTCGGTAAGTGATAGCAGAGGGATTGGTTACGGCAGCACTATAAATGTTCGCTTTGCAGACATCGACCTCACTTGCGGCAATGTCCAGATCGACTTGGTCGAGGATGTCGTTAATATCGTCGAGTTTGCCATCCAGAAAATTAACAAAACTTGTGATGTCAGAACCTGCAAAAAATGATTCGATCTCACTGGCAGATTCTGGAGGTGAGAGTCCCAGGGCTGTTAATTCTGCATTGTAGCTGGGCCACGAGGAAAGTGTGGTGTAGTTCCCCGAATACGGATCTGGCAAAATCCCTGAGATGTTGCTGTTCACCTCTGCGATGTCTGAATTGATCTGGGCCAAAGTCGAACTATCCCCCACCCCTGCAGCATTCACCCGGTCACTGATTGCCTTCAGTTTATTCTCCAACCCCTGGAAATAATCATTGATGATTTGACCATAGGTTGAATTATCGGAATTAAGCGTGGGTAATTGCAGGTCTGTGTAAATGGATGAGCTAAACGGCATCAGTTAGTTTGGGCATAGGTAAGCGCAGACTGTGCTGTTGACAGTGCAGATGCTGCATTGGTTTTTGCGGTCCTGGCATCATCTGCCACAGATCCGGTTGTTCCGACTGCTCCAACCGTGGTTTCTAAAGTGGAGACCCGACTTGTTAAATTCGTTAAAGTTGTATTGACCAGTTTGTCCGCAACGGATTCTGCAGTTTCTGAATTGGTTTTTGCAGTGCTGGCATTCGTTGCTGCTTGGGCAAGATTGTATGCGAGAGAGGGAGTGACCGAGTCAGAGACATCTCCCAGAGTAGTGTCCACATCGTATGTCTTTTGCTCAAGTACCGTGAAGGCATCATTCAGCACAGACCCCCAGGTGTTTTTGTCTCCTCCAACGGTGGGGAGTGTGATGCTGTAATTGGTTGTTGTGGGCATAGTCTAAACCTGTGTAAACACGGTCCAAGATTCAGTAGTTGTGTCGGATCTTTTTATCCAAGTTTCTGCAGTGCTATCGGGTTGGGTAGTCCAAGACTCTACGGTGGCATCCGTTCCTGCTGTCCACGATTCGGCAGTCAAATCGGATTGTTTTGCCCAATCCCCCAGTGCTCCCTCTGGTTGGTTCGCATAGGTTGCCCCTCTGACAAAGGGACCGATCCCAAAGTTCCCTAGACCAAACCTCAAAAAACTCATGACATGGCCTCAAAATTGAGACTGTGTCTGCTGCCCTTTACCCTCCGTCTGTCATCACTGGCTTGGATCTCTGCCACGGCACGTTCTGCCTGCTGCGACCAGATCGCAATCCTCTCATCCTCTCCAAGATACGGTGCTGCTTGGAGCAACGAATAATAAAGATAGGCATCGGGGTGACTGGTTGAGACCCAGTTGCTGGTGTTTGAGGTGCTTAGTGCTGGCACCTTCGCATAGTAAAGAAGTTCGTAGGTGATGCTCTCGGCAGGGGTGGGGATGATCCGCAAGGATTGCCCATACACAAAATATCTGGGATAGGCATCGGCAAGAGAAGCAAGGAAATTGGTGTCCGTATATTCGTTGATGTTGTGAGCTGCAATTTCCACCAGATCCCTCTCTTTTGGGGAGGTCATGCGGATGTGCCGCATTTCAAGGAAATCATCAGGCATGGAGAGGTACTGATCTGAACTGCTGACGGTGGCACGGGTGTACTGATTGGTTGTCCTGAGCTGTCGGTTCAACCTGGCTTCCGCCAAGGTGATAAAGGTTGGAATGACTGAGGTCAGATCCGTGCGGTTCAACCAGTCTGCGATGTTGGATTTCAGTTCATCGAAAGTCATAGATGTCCCTCCCAGACTCGGAATGGACGATTGGCATAGTCATTCAACCATGCTCTGAATTTCTTCTTGTCCCTGGTAATTCCCTGCTGTGCGAGTTGGTCGTAAAGCACTCTGGGGATCTCGGCAACTCGTTTCCATCCGCTTTGTTTGTTTGCAAATGGATCAAGGTGCTGGTTGTCACGCAAGGTCTTGGTCAACTTCAATGTAGGTTCCAGATCTTGCGTGACCTTATGGTGAATCTGCAAAGATCGAGAGTCTGTCTCATCCACATAGAACTCACTGAGTACATGACCTGTGTGATCTAAAATTTGCTTCGTCAACATTCTCTCAATCTCTCAGATTTAGTGATTAGGAAGTGGTGAGGTCGAAAATCCCACCGTGTGCCGCTTCCTGCGTCATCTCCAGACCCATCTCGACGACCAGGTACTTGGTCTCCGCATCACTGGTCTTTCCGAGGGTACTTACCTGGAAATTTCTCAAGTAGGAAACCTTCGCAAATTCGGGCGATATGAGAAATGCGTCCCGCTCACGCTGGAAG